TCAAGGTATGAAAATTTTAGAGTGGGAGGAGGATGCTAATGAGATGTCGAGCATGCAACAAACAACTAAATGATAATGAGTCAGTATATAAAGACAATGAAACTGGTGAGTATTTAGATATGTGTAATAGTTGTAGACGAGCTGGTTACTTTAGTTTTAATTCCCTTGACTCAGAGGAAGATAAAAAATATTTACAATCTTTAATTAATGACTACACAAATGATTAATTATGTGTTATAATATTATTATAGATATATATAAAGTAAGTAAAGGTTAATAAAGAATAAATAAAAGATATATTAATAGCCATTATGGTGTCGTGGCTATTAATACTTTAAACTGACACCAATGAGGATATAATTATGGCAGTAGCAACAGGTGAAGCACTATACCCTGCTCTTTTTGAGCCTAAGGTAGATAAATATACACCAACACCCGGAGTTTATTCAATAGACTTGAAGGTAACTGATGAAGAAAGGGATAGACTAATAGCATCTGGTATTAAACCGAAACAAAAAGATGCTAATGTGTTTGTGTTTAAGCGTAAGCCTATCACAGCTAAGGGTAATCACATGCCTGCACCTACAGTAGTAGATGAGAACAAGCATGGTTGGGATAGTGCAGTTAAAATTGGTAATGGTTCACAGGTTAAGGTAGCATACGATACCTATGAGCATCAAGCAACAGATAAATATGGTCTTGGTAAATCATTATCAGCAGTACAAGTGTTAGAGTTAGTCGAATACTCTGGTGGTGGCAACGCCCTTGATGAGTTTGATGCTGTAACTAAGGAAGATGTTCCCTTCTAATACGCATAACATGTTATGCAAATTATTTGTACATTAGTACATCTTACAGGCTTGAGCAGTGCCAATGGTGGAAGTCCTCTAAACTGCTCTTTACTAATTCAATTGGGATAGATTATGGAACAGCAAGATGGCACCTTTGTCCAACATGAACCATGTCCAGAGTGTGGCAGTAAAGATAACCTAGCAAGGTACTCTACTGGTCAAGGATATTGTTTTGGTTGTGGACATTGGGAAGGACCGAATGGTCAGAGTAAAGCTGAACCAATTATAGAGGATAATAAAATGGAATTATTTACAGGCAACAGTGGTGCCATTGTAGACAGAGGTATCAATGCAGATGTTGTGCAGAAGTATGGTGTTACCTTACAGTATGGTGAAGATGGTTTAATCAAGAAGCATTGCTATCCTTACTATGATACTGATAATGGTGAGCATTTAGGCAACAAGGTACGCACTGTTGATACCAAAGATTTCAGCTATGATGGTAACAGTAAAGATGTAGGACTGTTTGGAGAAAACTTATTCAAGGGTGGTGGTAAGTACATCACAGTCTGCGAGGGCGAGCTTGATGCAATGAGTGTTCACCAAATGTTCGGTAACAAATACGCATCAGTCAGTCTACGCACTGGCTCTAAAGGTGCGAAGAATGATATTAAGCGTAGCCTTGAATACCTAGAGTCATTCGACTGGGTAGTGTTGTGCTTTGACACAGACAAGGCAGGTCAAGAAGCAACCAAGAGTGTAGTAGATTTGTTCTCACCTAATAAAGTTAAGGTGTGTAACCTACCACTCAAGGATGCAAATGAAATGCTATTGCAAGGTAAGATAGCTGACTTCACTAGGGTATGGTGGGATGCCAAACCTTACAGACCAGATGGTATTGTAGCTAGTGAGGACACATGGAATATACTAACGGAAGAAATTAGAGTTGAGTCTGTTCCCTATCCTTGGACTGGTGTTAATGATTTAACTTATGGTTTCCGTAAGGGTGAGCTTGTAACTATTACGAGTGGCTCTGGCATGGGTAAATCTCAAATGGTTAGAGAGTTGGAACATTACCTACTCAAGACTACGAAAGAGAACATAGGCATACTAGCACTGGAGGAAAGTGTTAAGAACACAGCGTTAGGTGTCATGTCTATCGAAGCTAACAAACCATTACACCTTAACATGGATGATGTAGATGACAGTGAGCTTAAAATTTACTGGGATAAGACTATGGGTGAAGGTCGTGTGTTTATGTATGACCACTTCGGTAGTACCAGTGAGGATAACTTACTCTCTAAGGTACGCTACCTAGCTAAAGGTTTGGATTGTAAGTGGATTGTACTGGACCACCTGTCTATTGTAGTCAGTGACCAAGAGGTACTTGATGAGCGTAAAGCTATTGATAGTATCATGACTAAGTTAAGACAGCTCGTACAGGAAACAGGCATAGGCTTATTCCTTGTTTCTCATTTACGTAGACCAATGGGTAAGGGTCATGAAGAAGGTGGACAGATAAGCCTGTCAGAGCTTCGTGGTTCAGCAAGTATTGCACAGCTCTCTGACATGGTGATTGGCTTGGAAAGGAATCAACAAGCTGATGACCCTATTGTTCGTAACACTACAATAGTTAGGGTATTAAAAAATAGATTCAGTGGACTCACTGGTCCTGCTTGTTCTCTACATTACGATAAAGAAACAGGTAGAATGTCAGAGTCAGATGGACTGGGAGAATTTTAATTATGAAACAAATTATACTGGACATAGAAGCTAATGGTCTTAGACCTGATACGATATGGTGTATAGTTGCAAAGGAGGTAGAGTATGGAACTACTAATGTCTTTATTGGCGAAGATATTTTTGAGTTTGCTGATTGGGTACGCCTTAATGGGATTACTCATATTTGCGGGCATAATATTATTGGATATGATTTACCCGTATTGGAAAGACTTACGGGATTCAAATGGGAAAAGGCTGTTCAAGATACGCTAGTCATGTCCAGACTTGCCAACCCTAACCGGGAAGCAGGTCATTCATTAGAGTCATGGGGTAATAGGCTAGGCTTTCCTAAGGGTGGCCACTCTGAATGGGGTGAGTTCTCTTGGGAGATGGTTGACTATTGTAAGCGTGATGTTGAGTTAACTGAAAAGGTATACGAAACATTAAGCAAGGAACTGTCAGGTTTTAGAGATGAAAGTATAAGACTTGAGCATGACGTGGCTCGTATCATAAACCAACAGATAACAAATGGTTGGCTTATTAATGAGCGTGAAGCTAACCTGTTACTCGGTGAGTTGAGAGAGAAGTTACATAATGTAGAGGTTGCTGTACGTAATACATTCAAGCCACTACCTGTGTGGATAGAGTTACAACATCCGGGTGATAAATGTTACAACAAGGATGGCTCTATATCTAAACGCTTTCAAGCACAGAAGGATAAGGGTGCTCACTACAAAGGAGAGGACTGGGGTTATAACATATACCCTGAGTTTAACTTAGGCTCTCGTCAACAGATAGCTAGGTACCTTAAACACTTTGGTTGGAAACCTACTGAGTTTACAGAGAAAGGTAACACCATTGTTAATGAGCGTGTACTTAATGAGGTAGACTTACCACAAGCTAAACAGATAGCTGAGTATCTTATGTTACAGAAACGTGTAGCACAGGTGCAGAGTTGGGTGGATGCAATCGAGATTGATGGTAGAGTACGTGGCTATGTCAATCCTATCGGTGCAGTGACTGGTCGTATGACACATGCTAGACCTAACTTAGCACAGGTACCTGCATCCTATTCACCTTATGGTGCGGAGTGTCGTAAGTTATGGACAGTAGAACATGGCAACTTCCTAGTAGGTATGGATGCCAGTGGTCTTGAGTTACGTATGCTCGCCCACTATATGAACGACCCTGAATATACCAGAGAGGTATTAGATGGTGATATACACACAGCTAACCAACAGTCTGCCGGTTTAGATACACGTGACCAAGCTAAGACTTTCATCTATGCTTTCCTATATGGTGCAGGTGATGAGAAGATTGGTAGTATTGTAGGTAGTGGTTCTAAGGTAGGAAAGGAAGTAAAGAAAAAGTTTCTTGATAACACTCCTGCTCTCAAGTCTTTACGTGAGCGTGTAGCTACAGCATCTAAGCGTGGCTACCTCATAGGCTTAGATGGTAGGCGTATCATAGTCAGGTCTGAGCACTCTGCTCTTAACACTTTACTTCAAGGTGCAGGTGCTATTGTAATGAAGAAAGCTTTAGTTATTCTTGATAAGCAAGCATCACTTTCTAATCTTAAATATAAGATTGTAGGTAACATACATGATGAGATACAAACAGAAGTTAAAGACTTAGATTCCCCTGCCTTTGGTAAGCTCGCTGTGAGTGCCATTCAAAAAGCAGGAGAAACATTTAACCTTAACTGTCCACTGGATGGTGACTATAAGATAGGAGAAACGTGGAATGAAACGCACTAACTTTACATGTGACAACGTAAACCCTAGCCATTACAGGCAGGGAAAGATAGAAGTAATAGACTTTATACTGGACCAGAAGATGGATTACTTAACTGCGTCAGCTATGAAGTATATATGTAGACATGCACACAAGCATGGTGAGGATGGTGATGGTCAGATAGATGACCTTCGCAAAGCAAGATGGTTCATTGAGAAACTAATCGAGCAAAAACTGGGAGAAAAAAATGAGCAAGATAGATAACTTAGTTCAAGATATATACGACATGGCTGAAACTAAAAGCCATCCTGCTAGGGTACCTGCTGAACAAATCTTTAATGACTTCGGTTCCAACATGGAATCTATACTTAGAGATTGGCTATACCCTAAGGACTATAGTGGTAGTACATTAAGGATGTCTAACATTGGACACCCTGATAGAAAGCTATGGTATAAACATAGAAAGAGTGAGTACAAAGGTGAGAGATTAAAAGCTCATACTTTAATCAAGTTTCTTTATGGTCACTTGATTGAAGAGATGATACTAGCCTTGGTCAAACTCTCCGGTCATGATGTAACAGATGAACAGAAGAGAGTAGAGCTTGAAGGTATCAAAGGTTCAATGGACTGTAAGATTGATGGTCTATTGTGTGATGTAAAGTCTACATCAACCTATGGCTTCAAGAAATTTAAAGAGGACCGACTACAATATGATGACCCCTTTGGTTACATAGACCAAATCAGTGGCTATGGTCAAGCAGAAGGAGCTGATGAAGCCTGCTTCCTAGCTATGGATAAATCAAACGGACACCTAGCTGTATCAAAGGTGGACCTGTTAGATAAAGATGTAGTAAAAAGAATCAAGCATGTTAAGGAGATGATAGAAATAGAAACAATTCCTGAACCTTGTTATGATTTAGTACCTGATGGTAAGTCAGGCAACATGAAACTACCTATAGGATGTTCTTACTGTGAGTTTAAGAAACATTGTTACCCTAACATGAGAGTCTTTGCCTATTCAAGTGGTCCAAGATTCTTAGCTGTAGTCAACAACGAACCTAAAGTAATGGAGATTAGAAATTATGAGTAAGGAGTGGAAATACAGGGGTATGATGGACAAGGATGGTGTATGTACTGTTAGGGAAGTGTTCTATGAAACTGATGGTACAATCAGTAGCTTTGCTATTGACCCTGCTTATCCCATAGGTGACAATCCAGATGAGTTGATAGCACATATAGGTCTTATGTTGGAAAGTCTACATCAACCATTCTTACTTGAAGGAGATTTCATACCTGAGAGTGAGGATAATGAATTACAATTTACTTTTATTAGAGAAGATGAAAACAAATACCATTAAATATAGAAACAAATTTGAAGCCGGTGTTGGTGAAAAACTAATCGGTTGGAACTATGAACCATACCATATACCTTACATAACTAAGCGTAAGTATATACCTGACTTCACTAAGGGTAACATCTTAGTTGAGTGTAAAGGATTCTTTAGGACTGGTGATACACAAAAGTACAAGGCTATAAGAGATTCTCTACATTCACAGGAGTTAGTGTTTGTCTTAACCAATGCTAACAAGAAAGTTAGGAAGGGTTCTAAGATTACAATGGGTGAGTGGTGTAGCAAAGAAGGTTTCAAATGGTTCACTACAGATACATTGAAGGAGTTAAAGCGTTATGGCACTACTACTAAATGAACTTAAAGAAATAATAACTAAAGAGTTTGATGTCTGTCTGCTCTGTGATTTCCTTGACATAGAACCTGAGGAATTAGTAGATAGATTTGAAGATAAATTAATTGATAACATACATAAATTTAAAGGACTAGAGGATGAGTAAGACACATTCAATAAAGAACAAACTAAAGTATGCACTACGTTATGATAGGCTATGGCATACTAAAGTTATACCTAACAAAAAGAAAGAACAAAAGAAAAGAGGAGAACATATTGAACACACTACCGACTGATTACCAAAACTTCATTGCTCTTAGCAGGTATGCAAGATGGCTACCTGAAAAGAACAGAAGGGAAACATGGAAGGAAACAGTAGCACGCTACTTTGATTTCATGGAGTGGCATCTCGCAAGCCATACCAACCAAGACTTAGTACCTAAGACTAGGAAGATACTTGAAGATGCAGTATGTAACTTAGAAGTTATGCCTAGTATGAGAGCTCTGATGACAGCAGGTCCGGCTCTTGCTAAGAATAATATAGCAGGATATAACTGTGCTTACCTAAGTGTTGACCACCAGAAAGCATTTGATGAATGTCTATTCATTCTTATGCACGGAACTGGAGTTGGCTTTAGTGTAGAGCGACAGCATATAAACAAATTACCTGAGGTACCTGAGGAATTGTTAGATGTAGAGGACACAATAGTAGTCCAGGATTCTAAGGAAGGGTGGCAGTCTGCGTTCCGTAAACTTATTACTTACTTGTATGATGGTGAGATGCCTAAGTGGGATTTCTCTAAGGTAAGACCTAAGGGTTCCAGACTATCTACCTTTGGTGGCAGAGCATCTGGACCTGAACCATTACTGGACTTGTTTAACTTTGCTACCAACTTATTTAAAGAGGCTGTTGGTCGGAAGCTAACAAGTTATGAATGTCATAGACTGATGTGTAAGATAGCAGAGGTAGTTGTAGTAGGTGGTGTGCGTAGGTCAGCACTCATCTCTCTATCTAACCTAACTGATGAGCGTATGCGTAATGCTAAGACTGGTCAGTGGTGGTCGGACACACCAGAGATGGCACTAAGTAACAACAGTGTATGCTATACAGAGAAGCCAGAGATGGGAACCTTTATGAAGGAATGGCTATCACTGTATGAGTCTAAGTCTGGTGAGCGTGGTATCTTTAATAGAGAAGCAGCAATTAAGCAAGTAGAATCTATAGGTAGAAGGGATAGTGACCACGACTTTGGATGTAATCCTTGTAGTGAAATCATACTTAGGGATGGACAGTTCTGTAACTTGACCGAGGTAGTAGTAAGAGCTGAGGACACGCAAAAGGATATACTCCGTAAGGTTAGACTGGCTAGTATACTAGGTACATTCCAAGCTTCATTAACTAACATCAAACGTCTACGTCCTAAGTGGGTACAGAATACAGAGGAGGAAGCACTGCTTGGTGTATCTCTTACTGGTATTATGGACAACTCATTTATGAATGGTAGTAACAATGACAGAGGACACTATGGTAAGAAAAGTTTACCTGACTTCCTAAAAGATTTAAGAAAAGAAACAGTTAAGGTAAACAAGGAGTGGTCAGAGATGCTAGGCATTAGCCAAGCTACTGCTACCACTGCTGTTAAACCTAGTGGCACAGTCAGTCAGTTAGTTGATAGTGCTAGTGGTATACATACTAGACACAGTGATTACTACATACGTAGAGTAAGAGCAGATGCTAAGGACCCAATAGCACAGCTAATGGAGGACCAAGGTATACCTGCTGAACCTGATGTAATGAAACCTAACAGTGTGAAAGTATTCTCTTTCCCTATGAAAGCTCCTAAGGGTGCAGTAACTAGGAACGAGAGGACTGCTATTGAACAGCTAGAGTTATGGCTTATGTATCAAAGATACTACTGTGAGCACAAGCCTAGTGTAACTGTAAGTGTAAGAGAACATGAATGGATGGAAGTAGGAGCATGGGTATACAAACACTTTGATGAAGTAAGCGGTGTATCTTTCTTACCACACTC